AATGCCCAGCACGGCATTCAGGGTTTCAGTTTCCATCCCGGTTACGCATTCTGTTATACTTGTCCATGTAAGCCGCCTCCAACGCGGTTTGCCGCCTCCCGGTGGTTCGCGCCATGCGGGAGGGTTCGTTAAGTGTTATAGAACAGATGTACAAAATCTTACACCTTTTTTAAGGTTATTGCAATTCAGCGGAAACAATCGTTGTGAAAAGCCACCACTTCAAACAGGTATTCGCCTGCCTGTAGTTCCTGTCGTGCGCAGACTACTACGTCACGCTGGTTAAGGAATGCGGGATAAATGCCGTTTACTTCGACGCCTGCAATGAACAACGCAAAGTGAGTTGTATCTGTCCAGCGTATCGGAGACAGCAGGTAATTGTGATAGGCTCCTGTGTAGATGACATCGCCCGCGCGCATGGGCACCTGATACCCCGCGTAAACCCGTTCGGTTTCAATCGTCGGCTGCTGTGCGCTGGATTGCAGCACCCACAGCCCCAGCAGCGAAAGCAGGATAATAAGCGCACAGAGTAAAACGGGTGAACGTTTCATGGTCTAATCCCCTGCACTGTCCCAATCACGGTAATGTCTACATCCACGCGACCATGTGAGGCATAGGGGCTGGAAAAGGTAAAGCCGGGGAACCCTACCTGCCCGGTACGCGCCCCACAGCGTACCTGTATCACATGTTTCTGGAACAACCCCGTTGCCTTAATTAAATCGGTGATGTCTAAATCTTCCTGAATCACCGCACTTGTCCCCGTTCCCCCGACCTCCCAGGGGCCGCCGAACAAACTGCTGACATCCGTACCGTCTATCCATAATGAAATATCGTTGGGATAACGGGTATCGGTCAGGATGGCAAAAGCAGAGCGCGGGGTTGTGCCGCCGACCACATCCTCAGCATAAGAAAGTGCCTCAAGCGGTTTGGTTTCAAAATCCAGCGACACGGAATAAATGTCGGTGAACTTGCTATCCACCTTAAAATTGAAGGTGGCATGTTTGACATACTGCCCGCCGCCCGGTGACCAGTTCTGTACATAATCAAAGCGCGAGTAAGTCTGCCCGAACGGTGTAAGGTTGGGTTTCAGATTACGCATCTGAATATCCTCAATCGCGCTCAGAACATAGGCCGCCTCACTGTCGGGCAGTTTGTCCACATCGCTGATTTCCAGTGTCAGCGACACGCCGCTGGCGCTCACGTTTTCAGTGACCTTCAACACGTAGAATTCCCCTTCCACCGTCTCATCATCCAGTTCCAGCCCATCCAGCCCGCGCACTGCTCCACGAAAACGCAGGTGTACCACGTCACCGCAGCGGATCAGGCGTGAGCCTTTCTGGATCGACAGTTTGTACACCGTCTGCGGCGTGCCGTTGCGATCCAGCGCCGCGTCCGCCGCCTCGTCCAGCGCGTTGGCCGCGTATTCGATGTTGGTATCACTGTTGCCCACCGGCGCGATATTTTTAAACGTGACAACCTTTTGGATGATGCCGTATTCTGCGATGGAGGCGTCATTCTTTTTGTAGTACAGCGTTTTTGTGCCAACGGTAGTCGTCAGACGGTCATAGCCCGTCAGGCGTGTGGCATGTTCCAGTGTCAAGGCGCTTTCACCTTCACCGGAGCCAATCGGGATAATCCAATTGAACATCGCCTCACTCTCATGGGTAATGGTGAGCGAGTCAATGAAGGCAATGTCGGTGTTCGTGTAGGCGCGCGCTGTGACCTGTTCCGGGTTCATAATCCACAAGCCGCTGTCCGTGCCAAAACGCCCGATTTCAATCACATGGTCACGGTCAGTCGGCACGTCCACCTTTTCGCGGATATGCGCGCCAATCTGCTCCGTCATGGTTTGCAGCGCCTTGAGGATGCTGGCTCCATCAAAGCGCGCCGTAATCAGGTTGTCTAAGATACTTTCAGTTTCGGCCTGCCAGCCTGCCAGCACTGCCAATTGTGATGCTACATCTGAAACCGCCGTGTTGGTAAAAATGCGCCCCAGCAGCGTATTCCAGCGCTTGAGTTCATCCAGCACATCGGGGCCGGAAAACGTCTTCTGGAAGCCGCTGGCGCTGTATTTACGCCCGCGCTTGCGGATAATGCCGCTGCCAATGGTACGCACGATGTCCGTGTGTGGGTCATGGTACAGGATTTTGATACGCCGTTCATTCTTGAGCAAAGCGATCACGCGTTCATCAGCGGCAGGCGCTTCAAAGGAAATGGAACCTGCCCCGTCGAAGGCGCGCGTTACGGATGCCGACGTGAGCGGCACCGGGCCATCCCCCAATCGGTTCCAACTGGCATCGTAGACATCAGCCCAGAGGCGCGTTTCAGACAGCATCAGCCGACCTTCCACGCTTCGAAGATGGCATAAACTTCGTTCAGTGCGGCGGCTGCGGGGTCATTGATGTTGTTGGCATTCCCAAGCCCGTTGGTGACGGCTGCTGCTGTGTAGTGGCGCAGGCTAAAGGCTTTAGAAGACGCGATTGTGACACGCCCCTGCACCTGTGAACGGGTGTAGGTCGCATCTGTGGAAACGGTATATTCGGTTGTGCCGTTTAGTGCCAGCGTGTTATCCGTATCGTTCCACAACACCAGATGGTGCCCATTCACCGCAGCTGCGGGCGCGCTGGCACGAATGTCATAGGTGCCCGCAGCCAGTGTCACCTGATTAGAGGCGACAGAGGCGTAATTGCCCGTGTCCTGCACTTCGGTATTGAGCGTGCGGGTGTGCCATGTGGTGGCGCTGGAATTGCCGCCGGAGGTGCCTTTGGTCTTCTGGTCTTCCACACGGATGTAGGGTGTGGTGACGATGCTGGTACGGGTCTGGACTTCACACCAGCGCGTGCCATCATGCACCAGCAGCAGTTGTTCCTGTACCGCCGTGAAGGTGAAATCGGTCTGCGAGGCCAGGTAAATTTTAGCGGTGTTGTGTTTCACCACCACCTGCCGCGCGGCGTTGACAATGCTCAGCATCAGCAGATCGCCTTCCGCGCCGCCGTTGATGTCCGTCAGATCGTCAGTTGCCACCGCCGCCTCGGTATCGACCATGTGCCGTGAACGGGTCACGGTAATGACCCCTACTGAGATCGTGAGCGTGGTATCAGTGCCCACGTTCACCTGCACAAAACTGTTGACCCCATCGCGGAACTTGGTAATCGCGTCGTCCAACTGCCCGTCGGCGGTGTTGACGCTGGCAACGGTGGCGGTTCCTGCCGCCAAATCAGTGTGAAAGTTATTGGTCATGTGTTAAACCCATCCATCATAGTATTCAATTTCAACTGTGACATTGCTGGTGAACGTGCCATTGACATCCAGTGCCCATGTACCCGGGGGCAGCGTGATAAAGCCGTTGCCGCCTAAGCGGGTGAAGTAAGGATAACCGCTGGCGATCCCTGCCCCTGTGCGCTGGTCATGCAGCACCGACAGGCTTTCGCCGTCAACGGTCAGCAAATCACTGGTCGCGCTGGCGAGTGTCGTTTCATAACGGAAGCCGTTGAGCACTGCCCCCGTCGCGCTGAGTAACCCTAGTTCAAAGTTGGTCACGTCTGCTGTTGCCGCGATACGCATCACCAGCGGCGTCGGCGTGTTGCCGTTGTTGGTGAGTGAAATGGTGGTGGAAGCGTTGACGCTTGTGGACGAATAACGCGGCGTGACCCAGCTTTTCGCGCCCCATAACGTGCCATCGTCCCAATACCAGGGCGTGCCCGGCCAAGACAGCCAGCGCGGGTCGGTGACCTCAAACTTCAGTTTCACCTCTTGCAGGTAATCGGTATCCCCATCGGCTTCCTGCTGCTCGGGGACATCCAGACAGCGCGCCATGCACCAGCGTAAATCCTTCGCCGAGTCGGAGGGCTGCATAAACAGAGGTTGTTTGCCCCACGCAGGCAGGGTGTTTAAGGCGTCGCGCAGGTTTTGCATCTGCGCCGGAGTAGAGGCCGCCAGCACCACCGTGATATTCACAACACCAACGTCGGAAGGGGTGCTGCGATTGCCGTAGACATCCACGCCGCCAGACACGCCCATGAGCCGCTGCGTCTGTGATTTTTTCGCGCGAAAGTTGTCATTCCAGCGCGTCACGTTGGAAAAGAGGTAAGACGTTGACCCGAACCCAAATCGAAGAAAAGGCGAACGTTCAGCCATTACCCGCGTCTCCTTAGTTCGTCTCTAAGCTGCGCCCCGATGTCCTGTGCATATCCCGCAGCGGCGGCATTACTGGCAAACGCTTCCGCAGGAGGATGGACATTAATGGTGTAGGTATCTCCCCCACCACCTGCCCCTGTGGTCGGGTTGTTAAAGTTGGGGATAAAACGCCCATCACTGTTGGGGATAAATACCTCTGGCTGCGCCCCTGCCCCGATTAAATACGGTTGTCCGGCGACGCCAAACCCACCGACATCACGCGAAGGCGGCGCGCCGTAGGTATTGCCGCTGCCTGTAATCGATGCCCCGATATTGGAAATAGCGTCAATTACGCCCTGCACAGGGCTTAGAAGGCTCGTGAAAAAATCCATAATCGGTTGCAGCAGCGGCTGCACCGCGCTCCAGATGCCCGACAGGATGTTCTGGAACCCGCTGGCCGCATCGCCTAACCCCGTGAGCGCAGTGTTGACGCCGCTGGTAGCAAACCAGTTCTGTAAATTCGTCAGCGCTACACCGCCCAGCGTCCAGATGCCCGTGATAAAGTCGGTGATGCTCTGGATCGTCGGGAGTACGCTGGTGGTGATAAAGGTCACGATGCCCGGAAGCGCGCTGGTGACAAACCAGTCGGCAATGGAGGTTAAGGCGGGACTCACCGTTGTCCAGATGTTTTGCAGCAGCGTGATAAACCCCGTGACCCCCGGAATGACAACGGTGTTGACAAAATTGACCACCGCAGGCAGCGCGTCCACCGTAAACCATGTCCACAACTGCGTGAGACCCGGCTGCACCTGTGTTGTCCAGACGTTACCCAGCCATGTGAAAAAGTTTTGTAACCCCGGCAAGGCCTGTGTCGTGACAAACGTCTGAATGCCGCCGAAGTCCGTTTCCCACGCCTGTCGCACAAGGCTGGCCGCTAACACCAGCGCGCCGAAGGTGGCGATAATCGGCAAAAACGGCGCGGCAAGGGCAATCACGGCAGGGATGACAACGGAGCCAATGGCAATCCCCAGAGCCGTGAGTACATCCGAAAGCTGCACGTTGTTTTGTATCCACGTCACAATCGGGGTCAGGATATTGCCGATGCCTGTGATCAGGTTGTTGATCTGAATGGCCGCTTCCGGCGGGATGATAGACGCCGCGCCCAAGTCAGAGAAGAAAGCGGTGAGGGACGTTACCAGCGGCGCGCCTTGACTGATCGCGTCAAAAAAAGTGACAGCGGCAAGGGCCACATTATTGATCGATTCTCCCAATGCATAGGCGTCAGTTTCAGCCATGCCAAAGGTTTCAAGAATACCGCCGATGTAATTACTGCCATCTTCAAAGTTCGCAAATAAAAGCCGTAACGCACCGGATAAACCGCGTTCCCCAATCGCTGTCACAAAGACGTTCCCAACTCTGGCCGCCTCCGCAATGATGTTGGCCATGTTTTGCCCCGCAGGGATGAACAGCGTGGAGATGTTCTGCCCCAGATTGGTGAGGTTGGTATCCATGATGGAAAACGAATCCCCCGCCGAGTCGGCCACGTCGGGCAGGGTTTCAGCGGTGCGCTGTAATTCACCCACAGCGGCGTTAAACAGCGCGGTCTGCTGTTCGCTTTCGGTTAGCTGATCGGCAGTCTTGCCAATGGAAGCGGCGTAGGTTTCGTAGGCAGTGGTGGCGTCTACCGTGATGCCCATCTGCGCCAGCATGGTCGGGCGCAAACGCCCCACGCTGCCAATGAGGGTGTCAATCATGCCCGTCATGTCGCGCCCCGTCGCATCCGAGATACGATCAAGGTACTGCATGGCTTCGGGCAAACGCCCCGCCAGCGCACTCCCCATGATGGTGGACGCGTTGTTGTATTCCAGCATCAACGTCTGCTGGTCAATCATGCCGCCGGAGGCCTGCTGCAAACTGTACAGCAGCATATCGGAACTGGTGCCAGCGGTTTCGGCAAGCTGCGTGAACGCGGCGCGCGCATCCTGCAAGCCCGTCGCGTTACGGGCTAGCCCCATGATGCCCGCGCCAGCGGCCAGCGCCCCGGCCCCTATGGCTGCGAAAGCGCCGATTGCAACAGTGCCTGCCGACTGTATACTGCCGAAGGCGTCGTTGACCACGCCAGACATGTTGTCCTGCGCCTCTAACAACACTTCAATAATGTTTGCCATCGTTATCCTGCAACAAAAACGCCGCTGAATGCACATGGCACTCAACGGCGCTCTACAATTAGAATTAAGGCGATGCTCAGGGCATTCTAAAGTTTTCCTTAATGATTATAGCACGAATGTTCGTAAATTAAAAAACCGCGTTGTGCGGTCTTTAACGTCCCTCGGCCTTCTGGTTTTCAAACGCTGCGATTTCGGCTTCGATGTCCAAAAGTTTTAGGTCAAGGCTCACGATATCCCAGTCAAGGTTATCAACGTCCTGCGTCGGGATATGGTAAACGTAACGCGCAAGGTTTAAGCGGGTGAGCGCCCAGGGGACGGGTAAATCCCGATTGCCTTTCATAAACAGCGCGTTACGGGCGTCATCTTCTATACTTTTTTTTCGGCCACCTGCTCTGGAAGCTGCCCCTGCAACGCCTGAAAAATAAACCGCCCTTCCTCAGCAGTGAGCGCATCTATCGCGTCGGGGTTGTTGTGGATTTGGGGCAGGGGAGCGCCATCGGCGTCCACCCAATTGAACGAAAGGACGTGACGGGCGTAATAGGCACGCGCCACCTGTTCCGACTTCAGGGGATCAGTGGACGCAATTGCAATCGAATCGCGGAAAAACGCATTCTGTTCGCCAACGGTGGGAATAAGAATGACCAGTTCGGCATCTTCGCCCTGTACCCCACCGCGAATGGTTCTCTGGCTCTGACGTTGTGGCATACGTGAAACCCTTTTAAGCATTCATGGTATGTCAACAGTATAACACAGATGTTCTAATTTTCCAGTGAGGTCGCAATCGACACCCTGTTAGTCAGCCAAGAAAGATATGCCGAACTGATACTGCCGAACTGGAAGGGGGTATAACGGGTTAACCCGTTATACCCTTATGACCCCTAAGGAACTGTAGACATCACGACGGCCCCATCCGGAATCAACTCAAATTCATAGAACACGGGCTTTTCGTCCGAACTATCAGGACTGACCTTTACGGACTTGAGCGCGAACTCACCCGTGAACTTTTTGTTGCCGCTGGCGTTGGACGGTTCATACCATGTGAAGGTACGGTTGCCGCTGCCGCCGAAATACCAGTTCAACAGAATGTCGCGTGTTTCATTGGTGGCGGTGGTGGCAATGCCCTTGACCTTAATTGACACCTTCTTACCGCACTGGATGGCATTTTCCCACTGCGTGCCAAAGACCTTAAAGGTGCCAACTTTGTTTTCCAGACTGGCGTCAACGCTGGTAATGCTGCCCTGAATGTTTTGCACAGTTCCGGCGGCATTGTCCAGTTCCCAGCCATAATCGCAACCTGTGAAAGCGGTGGTTGTAGTAGCCATTGTAACTCCTTAAAACAGAACGATCTCGATTGGTATACGAACCCCTAATAATTTTTCGGTACTATAGTCAAAAATCACCCGCTTGGCGTTGCGCGGTTTCCACGATTTAATGCCCGTTAGCCCGAAATAGGGCGGATGTTCCTGCGCTTCAAACAGGTCAATAAATTCATCCACGACGCGCTGTAACACGGTCATATTTTCGCCAATGCTGGTGCGCTGGGTGATGTACAGATCGGCGTTAATCACATGTTTTTTGATGCGAATGCCACCGCCAAAACTGGCCTGTGCCGTGCCGCTGCCCGCGCTCATCTCCCACTCGTCCCAATACACTTGCAGCGTGGGGGTGTCGGCAATTGCTTCCCCAATGTCGTTCCCGGTCTGCGCCTGTACGAGTGAAGGCGCGGCGGAAAGGGTTGTGTTAATCGCTTCACAGATGTCGGTAATGGTCAGGGGTGTGCCTGTGCTTAAGGTGGTCATGTGTTAATAATCCCCGTGACCCCATCCCCCAGTAGTTCCACCACCCTGTCCTGATTTTCTTCCAGCGCTCCCGACAGAAAAGCGCGGGGCCGCGTGCCGTGCATGGCAATCCCGCGTGCCACCGCCCGTGCTGTGGTGCCGTGTCGTGCCGCCCATGCTTCCAGCGCAGCCAGCGGGGGCATATGAGGCCGTGACCCCAGTTCTACCGCCGCCGCGTAGGTCACGTTTGACCCGACGACGCCCTGCACTGTGCGATCCTGTGCGCGCACCTCTGGCATAATGGACGCGCGTAACAACCCCGTATCGACAGGCGCAAGGCGTTTGGCGTCGCGCTGCACCAACAGCACTGCGGTACGCATGGCATTCAGGAACGGTTCGCCGCGTAAATCGGAGACGACCTGTTCCCCCTTGCGCTGCGCTTCCAGCAGGCCTTCAATGTCGATGACGGCGGGACTGTCTGCCATGCCTACTTACGCTCCAACTTCCGTTTGAACGCCGGGACTTCTGCCGCCAGCGCTTCGGCTACCACAGCGGCGGGGCTGTCTGCTATGGGTTGCACAAACGCCGCGTCCTGTTTGGTTTCCAGCGCAGGAGCAGTTGGCGTGCCGTTCACCAGACGGTGAATCTGTTCGCGCGTCTCACGCACATGCACATCCTCGCGTACCGTAATCAGCTTGGCGTGCGGGTTATCGCCATTGAGCTGCTCGATGCGGATAATATGGTCGGGGTTCACCGAAATACGTTCGCCGTGCTGGTTGGTTAATTCAATAAACATGTTGTCTCCTACCCTGTTGTCGGTTTCATCAAACCGCCTTCGGACAGCATCGCCATCACGTCGGGGTCTAAAACCTTACGATATTGCAACTGACCCATATCCCCCGTAACGGTGGTATCGGCCCACTTCATTGACGCACGCGCGACCCAGCGGGACGCCTGTGTCAGCACGGCGGTTTTGGCGCGCTCAGGCAGCACAGCGGCCATGCCAAAGCGTCCGGTGACGCGCACCGTTGGCAGGGTAATGGCGGCGGGAGCACTCGGGTTTAACTTTGCCCTTGACGCCCCGTTTTCCATACGCCCCGAGGGGAAAACCTTAATCGCCGCGCCGGGCAGTAACATCAATCCGTGATAGGGCGCCGTGTCAAACACGGGATACAGGGGATCGCCCTGAAACCCTATCCAATCGGTACTGGCAAGGGATACCCATGTCGTGTCACTGGCGCTGCGTTTATATTCCACCAGCGTAATCGCCACACAGGGACGAATGGCCTGTACCACACTGCCCGACCCTCCGAATTGGCGAACCGTTGCCGTTGCAGGTGCTTCCATCGGGACTTCATACCCGTTCAGTTCGTCTACCAGTTCCGCCGCCGCGTTTAACGCGCGCTGGATCTCCTCATCGTATTTTGCGTCGATGCTGCCATACTGCGCTCGAAGTTCGCTGACGCTTGCATAGGTCGTGTTGGTCACAATCCCTCTTTATCCTGTGCGGGGCCGCACAAAGGCACGGCCCCTTGAGTTCTTCTGCTGTCGCTACTGGATGGTCTGCGCCAGTGTCGCGATGCTGGTAGCGGGTTCATACCGCGCCATTTCAGCAATCGCCAGTACACTCACCAGCGCGGCAGTCGCGTTGCTGATGGTCACACGGACACTCACAAACCCCGGATTGAGCGTCAGCGCCGTGAGTTCCGCCGCTGAAATTTCAATGCGCTTGACCTTGTTGTCGTCCGTCGCACTGTACTGGGTGATGGACTTGCCGCTAATGAAAGCGGCGTTAGCCCCTGCTGCTGTTGTGGCGCTGCGCAGTTGGGCATCCACGAGGCAGTCTGTCACACCCACGTCAATGTAAAAAATGACGCGGTCATACTTGCTCATGTCCACCCAATCGCTGTCTTTGGTGGTGTTGTTGGCCGAAACCGGATGCACAACACCCACCATCGCCTGACGTTCTGCCAAAGTACGTTCTGCCATTTCACACCTCCTAGAGTGTGCTCAATGCGACGAACGGGGAGACCGTTGACGCATCACCCGCCAGCGTAATCGCGCTGGGCAGCCAGGGCTGGCCGTCCACACGATGCACGATGCGGAACACCGTCTCGTTGTACTGGAAACGGGCAGAACGGTCACTGACGACGCTATCCGCCTGACGATCACCGATGACATACTTGCTGAAGTCGGCCAGCATGATGTCGCCCTGCGTACCCACCGCAGGCTGCTTGTCTGTCCAGATGACGGGATAACCCAGCAGGGTTGCCGGAATGCCGGTGGTGGCATTGCCCCACAGGTACACCGGGAACCCGGAAGGCCCGGCCATCGTCAGCAGCACGCTCTTGAGCGAATTGTTGATGACCCACACAGGGTTATTGCCCATGAACGCGGTCACCATGCCCACCACGTCTTCAAACTTGACCGTGACGGTGGTGTTACGGGTGACGACCTTCGTGCAGGGAGCGCTGACGATACCGCGCGGTTTGCCCACGCCGTCGCCCATGAGGAAGGCGTAGTCTTCAGCCCACGCTACCGCAGCGGGGAAGGTAGCCGACAGGTACGCGGCTAGCGATGTGGTTTGTGCCGCGTCGTCAATCAGGCTGTTGCCCACCTGCGCATAACCCACCAGTTCGTGCGCCACCAGTTCGGCCTGCTCAAAGTTGGCATCCGAAGCCGTGATCTGGGTGGCTTCTGCCTGCCAGTAGACGCGCAGCCCGTTGAAGTAGGTCGGGACACCAGCGGTACCCACCGTCTGCTTACCCATTGGGATTTGCAGCGTGCGCGCGCTCATCGGGATAACATTGGCGCGCGGACGCACCACTGCCGCCGGAGCCGCCGTTTCCATCAGGACAGAGGACTGCCGGATGGGGATGAGATACCCACCCGCCGCGCCTGTTGCGCCTGTCATGTCCTTAATGCCGCGATTCTGTGTGCCCGTTTCCTTAAAAATTTCAAGGCGCGGATCACGATCGCGTCCGCCGGAACGCAGGTCGCGTCCCATTGCATCCACAAAATCGGTAAAGTCCTTGAAGCTGGACGGTTGGTTGCCCTTGCTGGCCTGCGGTTCATTGACCAGCGTTCCCGCCAGTGTCTTGATTTCCGACAGGGTATCAGCGCGGCCCTTCATGTCCTTCGCTTCGTCCATCATGCGTTTGGCCTTAGCAGCGTCGTCTGCGGACGTTTCGGGGTTCAGCAGAATACCTTCTGCATCCTTCAAAAGCTGTACCGCACGGCCTACCAGGTCATCCTGTTCGTTGCGTAACGCAACCATGTTTAACCTCCTAGTGCCTGAATTTCACGTTGAATATCTGCAAGCATCCGCGCTCTCGCGTCGGGAGTGAGTGTCTCTTTGGTGGACGGCTCGGCTCGTGCGATGTCGGGATTGTCCAACAGGGCATCGTCATGCTCTGATTGTTCACTGAATGGAGTAGGTTCATGGGGTTCACCGGGGGATGTGGCATTCATCATCGTGATACCAATATCCGGCGTGCCGCCCATTTCAATTTCGTCCGGCTCTTCCTGATCGGCGGGTTCATCTTCCGGCGGGGTAATCAGCCCTGCCGACACCATGATTTCGGTGAGCGCATCGTAAGCCGCCTGCAAGCGCGCTGCGTTAGCCGCGCTGATCGTGCGCCCCTCTTTGGTTTCAGCGCTGAGTTGTTTCATTTCCTGTTCGGCCACCGATGCCATCCAGCCAAAGCCCCAATACGAACTGAGCGGCATCAGGGCAACCGACTCAGGCAGGGTAATGGTGAAGGTATCCAGTGCGACATTCACCGCGTTCACAATCACCTGATGTTCTTCCTGATTAACGTACCCACAGGTCAGGAAATCATCGGTGACACAATTGGCCGTGCGTCGAATGGAACCGTAGAGATAATCACCCAGACGGGTTACGGGACCATCGGCGGTCATTTCCTTGACGGAAGTGGTGGTGGTCGCGGGGTTCATACCAAAAATGACATCCGAGACTTCCCACAACCGAAGCTGTTTTAAAACACGGACATTAATTTCCTTGCCGCGCCATGTCATCTTACGGTATTCGGGGCGGTCTACGAGGTCAAACCCGATGCTGTATTCATTGACAGCACCTGCTGCAACACGACGGAACGCCCCTAAGCCTTCCGGCGTATCCATCAGGTATTGGGTGGTGACTTCTAACCCGCCCGTTGCTTCTGGGTAATCCCGCAGCACATCATCGGGGAGTTCATCACGGCCTACTTCACGAATAGCCAGCACCTTACCAATCACGCGCATTACAGAGTCCGTGCGGTGCTGGTCAAGGCGGCGAATACGGTTGAACCGTTCAGAGATGGTTTTGGCTAAAGCACCGTTGGGGATCAGATCGTCCCCGTCATCGACAATGCCAAAAACGTTGGCGATGATGACGGTAATCCCCTGTTCGGCATTGGCCTTGACAAGGTACGCCGGAACAGACTTGTATTCCTTTTGTACGCTGGCCTCTATGAGATCGCTTTTTCGACTCATGGTTCCTCACAAATAAAAATGCCCTGAGTTAAGATGCTCAGGGCATTCGGGATAGACTGCTGGTTGCGCTCAAGGGCGCTTCAGATTGAGTTCAGGCTACTTTTTGATGTCGGGATAGACGGGCTTCTGTTCGCTGCTGCCTAATGTGCGATAACTCCCGACAGGCGTTTGTTCCACAATTTCCGCAAATCGCGCGGGAAACCGCACCAGATGTTTGCAATTGGGGCACTTGATTTCTACCGTCCCATGCCCATCACTTTGACACAGCAGCTTGTTACACTTCGGACAGCGTACATCCATCATTACGCGTGTGCCACCGTCGCCAAATCAATCTTAATGATGAACGTGGTCGCTGTTGGCGCGTGGCCCAGATGCGTAAGCCACTGCGTGGTCAGCGTATCCAGACTGGTCTGTCCCTTGCCCGCGTTGGCGTTGGTCGCGGTGAAATACCGTTCCCCCACTACCAGCGTTGCGGTGCCAGAAACCAAACCCTCACGTTTGATGGTCGGTGTTTGACCTGCCCCTGCAACCCCTGCCATAACCAGCCCGTACACGGTGCTGGTCAACTGACTGGCATTGTCGGCTTTGGCAAGCTGATTGCTGGCATTGAGATATACCCAATCGCCTGTCGCCAGTACGCCTGCCGCCTTATAAAAGGCTTCGATGCCTTTCCCATCCGCGTCAACGACACCTGTTCCAAATGCTGTGGCCGCCATATCTTAAGCCTCTCGCAATTATCAACACTAAATCAACGATTAGTTTAGCATATCTGTTCTATGAATGCAAGCGGGGTGCATTTTGTCTTATCGCAATGATGAATGCGTGTCGAAAAGCGGCGGGAGCATTTCGGGCAGGGTGTTGGGTTTAACGTTTGGCTGACGAAAGACCACATCCAGTTTTGTAGCGGCCTGTACGGCATGTTGTCCCCACTCGTTCGACAGCAGATAACAGGGAGGATCGGGCGGGTCGATGGGAATGACTGCCAGCACAAGATCCGTTGGCAAGCGCCAGATGCCGCTCAGCAGGTGGTGGCGATACACATCACAGATACCATTGTCGATATTAGCCTGCCAGCCATCCCGCACAAATTCCGCAACCGTAATCACCGTTGGGGGCGCGCTGGCCTTTTTGTTACGTGCTGGTTTTTCGGTTTTTAGCGGTAGGCTTGGCAGCGTCGGCTGGGGCGGTGGGGTTGGTGGGCGTTTGTTATTCATGCGCTGTCGCGTTTGCCCCTATAGATGCTATAGACCCATAACGCTATCATCGTGCCCATACCCATCCCGACTCCATCAAAAATGCGCACGACAATCTCATATTGTTCAAGCGCCAGATAATAGGCAATAGATGATATGCCTCGCATAATGAAATAAAGGGCGACCAGGAGTAAAACAACGTCTCGCTTATCGAGTCTCATCACGCCTCCCCCCTCACAAACATGTACCACGCCTCGCTCACCGCATGAGCAAACGCCGCCTGCTCGACCACAATAGGCGTATCCGCTACCGTGACCCGAAAGCCCCCTGCTATCACCCGAATACCAAAGCGCGGGTTACCCGCAATAAGCTGCACCGCGCCGTGTTCGTCAAATGCCCAATTGGGCGAATATTCTGCCCATGCCAACGGTTCTTCAATCAGCCAGCAGTCGGAATAGGGTTCCTTGTGTCCGTTGCGTTCAATGATATAGGCGCTGCGTCCTAGATACTGGCGCTGTGCCACACGATAGCCGAACAGTTCCCCAATGGCGCGGTTAAGGGTGATCGCGTCCATTAGAATTCAATCTCATCAATCGTGGTCGGGGCGTCCATCGGTGGCGCGATACGCTGCGCAATGTAAATTTGTTCATCGGGATAATAGGCCAAAAGTTTCAGCGTGTACTGGCAGACGGTGAAGGTGTCCCCGTTCACTGCTGCATAACGCGCGTTCAGGTTATCCAGCATCGGGGCGTAAATCTGTATCTTGTCCCCGCCCTGCCATGTCGCCGTCGCCCCTGTTACGTTTATTTCATCGTCGTAGGTTTCAGAGACCGTCACCATGCCCGTGATGTCTCGTTCCTGTTCGTAGGGCAATCTGCCGCGTATGACCGGAATGTCAGCCATCGGCTACCCTGCTGCATCCCCATCTGAAAATTCATCTTCAGGGAATAGCGCTGAATCGTCAATCGGCACCCCATTCAGGCTTTCATCGTAGACCACATCTCCGTCAGCATCGGGTTCGTTAAAGACAAGCCCCGTGAATGAAAGTGTTCCCTCTATTTCCTGCGATACGGTTCCCCGTGTCACTACCAACACCTGCGCACTGGTGGCGGCGATTTCTTCCCCGTCCTCAAGCCACAGACGGAAGATACCATGATTACGCGCCATGCTCATGACACGTTTGCCCTGATAGATAATGGTGATTCTGGCCTCATAGAAAGGCTCTAAATACAGCGGGATACACAGGTCTTCGACATTCATCTCTACCGTGTCCCCGCTAGCGAAAATCGCCTCATAGGAAGGTTCAACGGGCGTTTCGGGCAGGGGGGTAACGTCTGTCGGTTCTTCAGTCAGTTTACGTTTAGCCATCGGGTTTTCTCCTACAGGTGAAAACTAGAACATATGTGTCATTATAACATATCACTCAACATCAGGGATGGTGGTGCATCTACAATTTATAAACTCAGAGGGCGGCGCGCCATGAGAGGCGTCCCCCGGATAGTCCATATCGTAGCCGCCAACCCTGAAGGATTCCCCAAGCGGTTTGCTTTGTCCATCGGCCTCTAGGTGTGTATCCCGTGTGCGATCATCTTGCGTGGAAAGCCAACTCCGTGACCGTATCCCAAAGGCATCATAGGTTTGCTCCGCCGCCGCGTTGCTTGCGCGGATAGATTCTGTGCGCCCAATCATCTCTGTGCGATAGGCAGGCATACGCTGCTCGGCGAACTCAAAATCTTCTGGCGACACATCCCCGTCCATCCATTGGTCGAACAGCGTCGTCATATGGGATTGCATCGTGGGCACGCTCCATCCTTCAGTTGCAGCCTGCTCCAAAAGTGCTGCCAAAGACTGGCGCGACGTGTCCGAAATAGGCTGTGCAAATTTAAGGGTATAACTTTCGAACCATTCATCACGGAACATCGTTTTAGGGACATTCATCCCTAACTGATTACCCCAGTATTGGGCAACATCGGTTGCCAGTGTTGTCACGACAGGCACAAAAGTAGATTGCCATGCGGGGACACTATCATTGGCAAGGTAAACCCCTACAGCGGGGATTAAGGCGCGCCAATCGATACTCGCCTTCCGTTGCAGCGCCTTCTGTTTGGCGTCCGTAATGAGCGCAAGGATAGCGCGCTTGTCGCCTTCAAATGCCTTTTTCGCCGCCTTCTGGAAAGGTGCCTCATGCGACTGTGCCAGTTTATCCACCGCTTTCCAGATCAGGGTGCGCTGTTCCTCATTCCAGCGATTTTTTTTTACCGTTTGCGTCTCAGGGCGGGGCACTGCCGCCTTCCCCTCTTCCGTCGCATTCGGTAACACATCCGTCCCCGACGGTGTGCTGTCGTCTGTCGTAGACGCTTCAATCACGGTTTCCGTTGGGGCCCCGTCTGGCGCTGTGGTGCGTGGTGCCCCGACAGGCTGTAATCCGAAGGGCAAATACCCCACATGCCCATCCACTGTTTCAGGAACATTTAGCCCCACCGTGCGGTAGGCAATATCGCGCGGCGTCCCCATGTCAAACATCGTCTTGGCCGCCGATACCAGCGTTGGCACATTCTTTTGCAGCGCAGGGACGCCGGAGGTGTCATACACCGGAAAGCTGCCATCTTCACTGGACAGATAATACTGGTAATCGCTCTCAAACAGCTTGAGTTCGGCGACAAAGGTATCTTCCCAGAAAGCACGCCGCGCGGTTTCGAAGTTGGAGTACGTCCCGTATTTTAGACCGACGCCCGCGCCAATCAGGATGGCAGGCACACCAAAGGGTGAGAGGATGCGCGTCTCGTTACGTTCATCCAGCGAGGCGAACCCCATTTCCTCAAAGGTCAGCCCAATACGCTGGTAACTGGCGCTTTTGTCCAGCACGGCCACCGCGCCCCAGTTATCCACGCCGCCGTAGATTTCCTGCCAGCGCTGGCGGGCTTCGGCCACCATCGTATCATTGAGCGAGGTTTCATATTTGAGCAGACCGCCAATCATGGCCTTGTTCTCAAAGAACATCTTAAGGAAACGGGTCACTTCGTTATCCACGTCCCCCGACTGCGCCAGTGGTGTTAACGGTGACAATCCGTACCCCAGCCCCATGAGTAGATCGCCGGGGTTCGGGAACTTCACATGCATCATGTCAGCGGGCACAATCGGCAGCCCGTTATCCGTCGTCACGCCGTAGGGCCGGAATAGATACCCTTTTAGCAGTTCCTTTTTGCCATCGCCGGGCACGATGTAGGTAAAGTCGGGACGCAGGTTCCACAGCGCAATAGGGAACGCGCCATCCTTCGTGCGCTGCAAATAGGTGAAACTGTTGCCGGACAAATTAAGGTAGGTAATCTGCTGCTGTGTGAATTCCGCCCAGGACTGATGCGGATTAGGACGATGGAGCAGCCGCGCCAGTGGATGCGCAGGGGGCAGGCGGGTAGGGTTTTCAATGTCGCCTGTGTAGGCACGCAGGGGAGCCGACACCGCCGCGCGCGCCTTGTACATCACAGCGCTGTAAATCAGCGTGTTCATCTCGAAGCCTTCGCTGACATACGCCGCAAGGTCGATGAACTGCCACTGTGGTTGCCCATTCATCCATGACGGGAACATCATAAAGCTGCCATTGTCCGGCGCTTTTTGTGACGGCGCGGAGGGTCGGTTCATGGGTTCAAGTGCTTTCACGACATCGCCGTGTCCGGGTGTCAAGACGAGCGATTGCGTAGCGGCAGTCGTCGGAATCACCTCGCCGTCTGTCCCCAACTGCCACTGAACAGGCGCAGTAGTCGGGTCGGCAACTTGCCCCTGTACGCCGTCTTTAGTTTTGCCGCGTAATACTTCAACCGCCAATCGTGCGCGTTCAATGAGAGTTGCCATGTTAAACCCCCGTCTTATCTACTACGAATTGCTGATGAAAGGCGGCTTCAAGCACTTCAAGGTGAGCGCGCAAAGCTGCAATATGCGCCTGTAATTCGGTAATGGTGGCGGGTTCTAAACGTGCGCCAACTGAAATATCCATTCCGGTTTCCTGCCAGACCGTGACCAGATGCGCCGCGCCGAACCCGATATATTCCTGCACAATCCCAACGGCATCCTTTTCGCGAACCCTGACTGCGACCACCGTCCCGATTGGCTGTTTCTTGTTCCCCATTACCATACCGCCCTTCTGATAATCCCGACCAGACGTGACGCCAGCGTAAAGGCATCGCTTACATCGTCCATATCACCCTCTGGCGCACGCAGGGTAGACCCTTCGATGTTGCCCAGTTGGTTAAATGTCTTAAAAGAATGAATAATGACCATTTCATCACGCAACTTGTCGGCCACATCGTTATACATCTGCGTTTTGCCCCGACTGTTAGACAGCCAGCCCACTTTATCATCCAACCCCCACACCAGATTGATCTGCGGGGCATTGTCCTGTAACCACAGAATGACCGCGTGGCCGTGATTATTGCGTTCAATCAGCGCTTCAGCGCCGTTGTACCATTTGGACAGCAGCGCCACATAGGAACCAGTGGTAGACGGCTGGAACTTGCCTGACAGGAGTGCCACTTCCTCCCCCGTCTCACGATCCAATACCGAAATCGCGCTGTCATCGCTGGTAGGATTGCCTTCTGCGGTATCGCAGCCAATGCCATACGTGCGGGCGCGCTCAGGCAGCGCAAACACCTGTAATTCGGGGATAGCGGGGGCATCTTTAGGCAGCATCGCGGCAGGGATAGGCTGGCGTTCTTCATAACATTTCAGCACCCATTCCGGCGCAAACCGTTTGTTGAGTGTCTTGGAAGCTAATGCTTCCACGTCCGTTGCCGGGTATTGTTCATGCAGCGCGTCCAGTGTCCCGGTGAGCGCCAGCGCATCGGTTCTCTGTTTTTCATACCATGCCGCATCCCGATCAGGCCGCGCCGTCCACGACAGGAACACGGGCGTGTATTCGTTACGTCCTTCTTTAGCTGCGCGATAAATCGCCTTAAAAATGCTGTTGGGTTTATCCTTGTTGGGCCGCCCCAGCAAAAACAATTTGCCGCCATTATCGACGGTGGGTTTGGCTGAACGCATCAGTGCCCCGAAATCGGAAATTAAATCCGATTCATCACAGATAACCGTCGTGGCGGTGTAGGCGTCGCCGCCTGTGGTGGGGAACGCGCGCACCATCGAGCCGTTGCTCAATTTCAACAGGTGGGCGTTGTCTGTGTCGATGTACCGCGCCTGCAACCACGCAGGCAGTCGGATATACATATCCTTTAGCCTGAGCAGCATGTCCTTGGCCTCTTCATCGCGGCGTGAAAACATCATGACGGAGGCAATCGGGCGAAACAAAATCTCCCACAGCGCATAAGCCAGCGCCAGTGTCGTCATCCCGATTTGCCGCGCCTTTAGCCCCACAATGTAGCGCCGGGTATGCATCAGGTGCAGCACTTCTACCTGCGCTTTCCACAGTTTGAAGGCGAACCAGTTGCCCACCTGTGGGTCAAGGATTTGTACGTATTCGTTGACGAAGTAGATAGGAGAGGTCGCGCACTTGCCAATTTCAGCGACGATCCATTCACGCTCCGTTGTCTGTGCCGCTGCGACCATCCTTTATTGTTTCCTCATACTCGCGCGCTTTGGCGATAATGGCCCCGAAATCCTCAAGGCTGAAGGGTTTGTATTCCTGCGTGCCATCCGGATTGGTGGGCGCAATCTTCTGCACATCCAGCCCCGTGAGTTTCATCAGGCGATCCAGCGTTGCCCCCGCGCCATTGAGAAACGACGGATTACCCGCGCGGCCTTCGGTGGACTTGCTGACTTCTACCTTTTTGACATCGGCTCCCACGCTCTGTTTGGTACTGTCCACCTCACGCGGCAGTTTGCTTTTTTGCCACGCGGCATACCATTCCTCAAGCTGGTACAGCGCTTCATCCACCAGCGTTTGTTTCCACACGCGGTAATGCTGCGCCGCTTCCGCCTTCCATCCCGTTTCCAATTCCTGCAAGGCACGGTTGACGGTGGCCGCTGATAACCCTAATTCTTTGGCAATCTCCCCCTGCGTCTTGCCATCGTAGACGTACATCTGGGAGATGCGCAGTCTGTCCCGTACACGACGCTTGGGCGTGCGCCGCTGGCGTGGTCTGCGTCCCTTTTTCTGTTCTTCGCTCATACTATCTCACGAACATTTGTGCTGATTGTTTATCGGATTATACACTATAATTAAGACAAGCAAAAGCCACCTGTGAAAAACAAGGAAATCACAAGAAAATCTTAAGGTTGACTTTGGGGTAAAATACTATACAATGTATAGTAGTATGACCAATCAAATAGAAACAGCAGGAGCAACGACAATGGCAAGGCTCACACCAGCACAGAACATTATGATGAAACGAATTGCTACGTCGCCAGATACCGTGCTTAGCCCTGATAATGGTTTTGTGTGGACATTTGGCTATAACAGCAACACGCTTTACGCCTTATCAAAACGCAGCATGATTGAGTGGGGCAAGAAAACGATAGTTGGAAAGCCAGCACAGGATAATAGCAAGGTTCGCCTCACTCCCGCCGGACGTGAGTATGCGATTGCACAGGGTTGGATTGCAGCGCCCGTTGTCGAGACACCTGCGCAGGACGCGGTGTCTCTGTACGATGAAGCCTTTGTTGCGACAAGCAACGACGAAGTAGAAATCATGGTCGGTGACGTGGTGGAAGATGAACACGGCTACATCGGCATCGTGACTGAAATCTGCGAGATGGGAAGTTACTTCGATGTCTACGTTGACGGTTTCGACGGCAGTGCGCGTAAACTGACCGACTACTCTATCACAGACGTATACACCGCGCCGGAAGCGGCAAGCGAACCAACGCCCGCACGCCACGATGACACCGAAGTTGTAAAGGATGCTGCTATTCAGCAGTTAATCGCCCTGCGTGCCGAGAATGCGACGCTCAAAGCGCAGTTAGCGGAAGCAGTGGCAGAAGATATGGTGCGCGCTTATATCGATGCAGAAACTGAACATTTTGAGCCGTACTTCGCACAGCAGGTGAATGCTGAACTTGACGCGCTCAAGACCGCACTGCAAACCGCATTAACCCACCTGCTGCGTAACTCGCCAAAGAACGCCCAATACGTGTTACAGCAGGCGTTGAACAAATAAACCCCGACCAGACCACAGGAGCAAGCTGATGAATGAACAGAAACCGCCAAATGCTATCGAATGGACACGCCCCTACGGAAGACGCGGCTTTACATGGAATGTCGCTTCAGGATGTGCGCATGATTGTGAGTGGATTATCAATGGCGTGCGTGCTGTCTGTTACGCAAAAACCGTAGCCGAACGTGTTGCGCAGAAAGCCTATCCTCATGGCTTCGCTCACCACTATTTCCACCCTGAACGCCTCAATGAACCTCTCGCTTTTAAAGAACCAGCGGGCATCTTCCTTGATTCCATGTCCGACCTCATGGGGGTGCAAGTGCCAGATGAGCAGGTTGAAGCGGTGTTAGACATCTGCCGCAAGGCCGACTGGCACATCTTTTTTCTGCTGACCAAAAACGCCCCGCGCCTGCTTAAGTTCAACTTCCCGCGCAACGTGTGGGTGGGGGTATCGTCTGCGCCGGACTTCATGTATGGCAAACAGCTTGAGCGTAAACAGCAGGAAGCCTATATGCACAAGGCGCTGAGCGTCTTAACAACCCTCAACGAACGCGACGTGACGACATGGAGCAGCGTGGAACCGCTATCGTGGAACATCGCCCCGATTGTGGTGCAGTACCCTAAAGCGCTGTCGTGGGTCGTCGTCGGGGCAGCCAGCGATGGTGCTAGGGAATTCCCGCCTGTGGAGAGTGACCTGCTGGCACTCCTAGAAGTGATAGACCGCCACAACGTTCCTTTATTCTACAAAGGGAATATGCGGACACTGCCCTATGCTGCTGCGCATTGGCGTGTAGAGTTTCCGCCTGAGTCAACGACAATCAAACCAATGGACACATTCGACACCGGGCTGACCTACGACCAACCGCAGCCCGCGCCACGTAATCCTATCCGCTGTGATGATTGTGGTCGCGATATGGGCACGCCAGAGGAACGTGCGGTGCGTCATGACAATGAGGTGGTGGTACGCGTCCACAACGGTGATATAACGCTGTGCGGGACGTGTTTCAGCCTTCGCAACGGGATAGGTCGCGCCAGTTTTGAAACGGGGCTGGTGTACGATCAGCCAGCGTTCAAACAGACGCCGGAGCCAGCGCGTGAGCCTGTGCAACTGGCATTACTTTAACGAATCCTGATTTGAGCTAGTTATATTGAGGTAGAAAACGTAATGTCTGACAATCAGAAAATGAGTCCAAAGCAATCCTATGAATTGGCATGTGCGCGGCGTATGGACGCTGGCCTACCGCAGCAAAGCTACGAAGAATATCTAGAGGGACGCCTTACCGATGTGGGGCGTATGCTGTCAGCGTTACAGCGTGAGGTTGCTTGTTATCTGGACGCTATCGTTAATGAACAGCACTATCGTTCGGAGATCGGGCTTGGCGATGATGAGATCAATGCCATGCAGAGTAGAACGCGCGGCGAGCTGGCAAAAGCAATTGAACAGTACGGATGGGAGATCAACCCACATGAGGACGGCGGCTATACCATCGTTAACAGTCTCACAGGCGTTCGCATTTACTGCGGCGTTACCTCTCGCGTTGACCCAACGCCACAAACCGAGGATAAGCTGTTTCGTGGTCAAGAACACCCATACCACAACTATCTGCGTTAGTTGGTGCTAAAGCGCCTTATCACGGGTAAACCACTATGGATATTGTCTATGTGCGAGGTGGTGACAAACTAGCGCCCAAAGTCGCCAAAATGTCAGGCATGGCCTACGGCACGCGTCACGATTACGTGTCGTATGGCGATGTTTACATGCTGGACATCCATTGGACTGACTACGACTGGGCTGACTATCTTGCCATTATTGCACAGCACAAGCCTACGCTGGCAATGGTTGCAGACTACGAATATCCATCGCAGCGGGAATTGATGCTGCAACAGATTGAGGACTTGCGCGCGCTGGGCGTACCGCGCATTATGTGTTGCCCTAAATTCGATGGCGCTGTAACGGACATACCAGACGATTGCATAGTGGCTGTATCCATCACGACAGGTTACGCGGGGTTTATGCCGCAAGCGGCGGAAGTCGCCGGAAGAAAACTGCACTTGTTAGGCGGACATCCCGATCAGCAAGCACGCGCAATCGAGTTGTATGCAAATGCAACGGTTGTCAGTGTTGACGGTAATGTGCTGGCGTTTAAAGCGGGGCACGGGCAATACTGGCATGAGTCTGGGCGCTGGCAAGCCGCGCCTAGAAAACTGTACAGCACAGAGGAATTGATGATTATGAGCGCTAAAAACATCGTTGCTTACCTGCACAGCACAGCGCCCAAAGTCTATCGGTCAAAACGTGTCACGAAGATGTTGACACGTAGCATGTTTTAGTCAACTGCTAAGTGGCGTTATCAAGGGTAAAAACGATGGTCTATCTCATTTCACTTTCCAGCGGTGTTCCAAGCGCAGTCGCAGCGGATATTTGTCTACAGCGTTTCGGCCATGACAACGTTGAACTGGTCTTTTGTGATACGCAAATCGAGGATGGTGATAACTATCGTTTTGTGCATGACTGTGTAAAGCGCTGGCGAAAAGGTGTTATCACACTGAAGGACGGACGCACACCATTACAGGTTGCAGAAGATGAGCACATCATCCCGAATCAGTTCTTAGCGACGTGTACCGAGGATTTGAAATTTAAGCTGTTTAAGGCGTATGCACAGAGCAAAAAAGACTCTGGGGAAGATGTTGTAATTGTGCTAGGCATGGACTGGAAAGACCGCAATAAGAAGATTACACGCGGTAAATATGCTGGCAAGCGGCGGCCTGTGCCATCTGTGATGGAATACAAAGCACTCGGCTTTAAGGTGTTTTATCCGCTGATCTCGAAGCGGTCTTTTGTAGTCGATGCGGTAGCGACGGTCAAGTCATGGAACATTGAACCGCCGCGTATGTATCGGCTTGGCTACAGCCACGCCAATTGCGGCGGGTGTTGTGTGAAGCAGGGAGCTAAGGACTGGCGACGGACGTTGACTAATTTCCCTGACCGCTTTGCAGAATTTGAGATATGGGAACGCCAGCAGCGGCTTGATCCTGTACTATCGGAATACAGTTTTTTGCGGGATGAAACGGGCGGCATTCGCAAAAATAAGACGCTCGAACAGTTACGCCTTGCTGCGACAAAACAACCTACATTGTTCGACATGTTAGAGGAATTGAACGGTGATGTTTGCGGTGTTGAATGTGGCGTAAGCATCAACGGATAACTCAGCCGATAACCGCGTTTATCGTGAGTAAAAAGGAATGTGAAATGCCATACGAACAACCAGAACTTCCCGATTGGGTAATTGATTTGCAAAATGACCTTGAAACCGCAAACGGTGTAATTGCGCGCTATCATGAACTGCTCGGCGCTAAGGATGGGGATAGCGGGTTAGAGATGCTTACTACATTGATCGTAACTCGGCGTCGGCTCCTGAAAGAAAATCAGGTCATGCACGACACAATCCACTGGCATAAAGAAACGCTGCGGTTTATTCGAGCGAAAGTTGACGCGGCTTTAACCCCTACATTTGTAGCGGTTCATGCTCTTGAGAAACTTAAAGAAATTGGGGCGAAACTGTACGAAGAAGGATTTTAGTCAGTGAGAACCGCGTTATCGTGAAAGGAATGTAACAATGGCATGGATAGACATAGCTGATGTTCCTGATACTACGCTCGCACTATCGTTTCATATTTGGGGCGTCGATGCGGTTGACATGGAGCGTCGGCTCACACTCAGCACAACCAACGGACGAACACGCAACGCGCGCCGTTGGTTTGTTCGCCGCATGTGCGCAGATAGCTATCGAAACGATTATGAGGCAGGGCGTATCACTTTCCGCGCATGGACGTTAGAGGAAGCAAGGCAACGATTAAACGAACCTGCAATACAAAAGCGTATTGACAAGTTTTTAGCCACAAAATAGCTTGTCTAAAGGAAGATTTGAATAAGGAAAGCGAGGGCTAGGACATATGGAACTGAACGCGCTGATTAGACTATTGAATGACGAGGACGCGCTGTGCGAACTGGCGGCGCTGTTTGAGCGCTATCCGAATGAACCGCGACTCAATATCATGCAGCAGTGGCTTGAGGAACAAGGGTTAAGCCTGCCAAGTGCAGAAGAAAGCGAGGGCTAGGACGATGTACACGATTGAGGAACTTGAAAGCCTTGTCAACGGTAGGTCAAACGCTGTTGACATCACAGATATTGTAGATCAACTGCTAGACACATTAAAGCGCATCGAGGCGGCGGCGGCGATAGCTGAAGTTCCGTTCCCTGAAATAACGCGCAGCGGGTTCCCTGAAGCCTTTACCAACGGCGCAAACGAGATGCGCGCCGAATTCCGCCGCGCGCTGGAACTGGAACCTTAAGCAAGTCTCAACACTATCTTACTTGAAAAGTGCAAGCACTTATGCTATGATGTAATCATAGTCAAGTGAGTAAGGAACAAACAATGAACCGCGAAGCAGTACGTACCGAAATTAACAGCATTATCAGCGATCTGCACATTCGCATTGGCGGCAGAGCCGCGCGTAAGCAGTATGCACCTGCCAAGCATCAAATCGTCAAGTTAACAGAGCTTGGCATTATCGACTTGATGCCAGCGAAATTCGGTTACACGGACGCAGCGGCGGTCATCGAAGCCGCAACCGACAGCGGCAAGACGGTAGGTGGTTTCAATGCCTACGGCGAAGGCGACGTAACCAACACGCCAGCCAGCAAGCTGTACACACTGTTGAACGAAGTCGAAGAAACCGTGATTGATCTGGTAGTTTCAGAAATTCACGAAGAAACTGCGCAGCCTGAAAACAACACACAGTTTGCAGTTGTCACCGTCGCCTATGACGCCAATCACGAAAACGAATTTGAAGCGCAGTCAGAACGCCGTATGCATTACAAAGCAGTGGCGAGTTATGTGGCGGCAATCATCATCAATTCAGCAAATTACAAGCGGCTTGAGACTGGCGTGCGCTGGAATCTGGAAAATCTGAGTGTCCTGCACGCTGGGTACCATTTAATCGAATTCAGTCGGTCAGGCGGCATACGTGTAGACACGATGGCCTATGAACTTCCAGACGTTGGAAGCGCAGTAAAGTACGTTGTCGCCGCCATGCAAAACGCGGTCAAGCAGGTCAAAAATGCCAAGTAAACAGCACCAAATCGTTATCCGCGTCACCGATGAGCAACTTGCATGGTTGCAGGCGCTGGCAGAAGTCAAAAACACGACTATCGCAAACGTTATCATGACACCATTCAATCGTGAGTATCCTGAGTTTGTGAAGCTGGCGCGCATTCGTCAGTGGATACGCAAAACAAAGTCAACTAACCGCCTCGATTGAGGCAGAAAGCGAATGAGAGATGGAAACCAGTTTTGAAACTATGATTACAACCTCCATCCCCGTATGGGCATGGAACGGCTATAATTCGCAGTGGGTTGAAAGCAATCTGACTCGTGAGGAAGTTGCGGCACGCGTGGCGCAGGATAAGCAGAGCGACGACTTTGACAGTGCAACTGTTATTGAGGACGGTGTGTACCTGACCGTCTGTACTGTGAACAGTCGCGAGTTCTATGGGCAACGCGTGGAAACGCAGATTTACACCACACGACGCGGCGCGTTCGTCCCTGATGAAGAAGACAACCTACAGGGTGATTGGGTGATGGAATAACATTCGCCGCACACGCAAAACAAAAAAGACACCCGCTTTGGCGGGTGTTTGCGTTAGGACAGCTTCGCTCAATGCCGGTAACGTCCCCCGTGAACCAAAGACAAATGTTCTATGTCCGCGCCAGTTCCTCCATGTAGTGTGTCACCTGCCCCAGCCGCCCCGTGTACCAGCCGCCGAAATGTTTTACCTTATACCCCGCCTTCCCTGCGTGCAGTTCCACCAGGTAACGGCACGCATCCAGATAAATCGGATCAAGCTGGTTCCCAAAATGCGCCACCGCAGGCTTGAGCGCTTCCACCGACCACGCATCGCCCAAACGCGCATTTTGCCGCAGCCCGTCATTCACGACCAGCCATAACCTGTCGGCGCGTGGTCTATCGCTTTCCATAAAAGCCTGAAGCGTCTCAAAAGGTGAACCGTAAGCATCAATGTCCAGCGCGGTAACACACAGATGCGCCCCGCCCCCGTAAGACAGCGCCTGCTCACAGTCGGCCTGATACACGGCCCACGTCGGACGCTGCAAGGCCAAGCGCCCCGCTTTGTCGGCGTCCTTCTCAAACACCACGCCGCGTTGAACATCGGCATAACACACCGCGTACAGCTTGCCATAACCGCCGTGTGTTTCCATGATGACAGGAGCAGCGCCCGCCGCCGCCATACGTTTAAGCATCTCTTGTCGAATCAGCACCTTCTGTTGAAAAGTCGAATTGTCCAGTTGTTTACTTTTTGCCATTGAGATAGACCTCGCACAGTTTTAACAGCGCCGCGCCCCGGTTGACTTCGCCTGTGGCGTCAATCGCCTTTTCAATCAGCGCCAGATCGGAGACCGCTACGACCACCTTCACCTGTTTGGAGCGTTCCAGCCCCACGCGTTTGCCTTCACCGGGCGCGTCCCCCATGTCGGCAGATAAGCCCTCGGCCAGCCGCGCCAGCGAGTCCAGTTCCGCCAGCTCGTCGGCAGTGAAGACAATTTCCAGCAGTGTGTTATCATCCGCCGCGATGTCTTCCATCAGGGTAAGCTGCGCCTGAATGTCGGGCCGTGCGACTCTAGGCAAATGGTTATCGGCCAGCGCAAACGCCTCGGCGCGGGCGCGGTCAAGATGCGAGGTGTCTACCGTCAGCACTTCCCATATACCCCGCTCAATTCGCACTCCTGCCCCTGTCGGCTCCCATCCCTCATCCCGCAGTTCTCTTAAGGCAATGGTGCTGTGATTGCCCCCGATCACCACCTGCTCCCGCCACAATCGCAGCGCCGCATTAAAGCCAAACGCCCGAAACGATTGTTTTAACCGCGCCGTGTCGTTGTGGTTATAATTTTTGTCCCACAGCCGCAGACTATCCAACGTTATCCATTCCGCCATCCCTTAATCCTTTGCGACCTTTTTTGACGTGTCGCCCTTTATTCTACAGCCTCAAAGCAGCAGACATATGAGCATTTTAGCTTAAGATGAACCAAAAACCTCAATGTGAATTAACGATAGCTTTGTCAAATTAAAGGGTATTGTGTGGTAAGATTATATTCAGTGAGAGGCACGACGCGGGCGCTTTAGCCCGCACCCTCACGCGAAAGGACAAGCCAACAATGGCTAAGAAATTGAACCAGCACGTCATGAAGTTCCAGACCCGCACCGACCTTGAGGCGATTTATGCCGAAGCGTTGGAAATCAGCGCCGAAGACGTGACACCGCACATCTGGGGCGGGGCAACGGTTGTGCTGACTGATGCACAGCTCGCATGGGCGCGCAAAAATGTGGCAGGGCTGGAAGAACTGTCGCAGCATGGCAACAGCGGCAAGATCACTGTGGTCATTCCGGCGGGGCTGGACTACATCGCGCAGAATCGCCCCACGCTCTCCGAAGAAGAACGCGCCGCCAAAAAGAGCGCTGGCAAGGGCGTTGACCGCGCCGCCAGTGAAGCGCGTAAGAGCCGCATCGCTGAACTACGTAAACGCCTGGTCGATTTGCACGGCATTGATTTGGACAGTGAGGAATAGCTTTTAGCGCGGTGCTTTGGGGGGAGCGTGGCACTCCCCCCAGAGCGGTTGAACTCACCCGTTGATTGGCAGATGTGTTCAGTAAAGGAAGTGTAACCGATGTCTCATGATTTGACCACCTGCGTTTGTTGTGGGGACGATGTGTTTGAAGACGCCTGCTGTGAGCGCTGCGGATGCTGTGCGGCCTGCTGCGATTGTACACAGGACGCTATAGAACTAACGCCCTGCCCTGATTGCGGCGACCTGTATCCGAGTGACGTACTGGAAAGCGGTATCTGTCCAGCGTGCGAACGGCGGCACCGTCTGTTTGACCATCGCTGGCGGGTAAACTTCTTTACGCGCCGTTAGCGACAAGCTCTAGTGTTGAGATGAGGCGGCTTGTCTCAACACTATCTTAATCGAAGTAGCACAGACGTTCGCCCCTGTATAACGGGCTGTAGGGGCAAAAACAGCGGCCCGGCGTAGGGTCTGGCAAAGGGGCGGGAACAAAAACGCCAGAATCGCCTCCTGCGGGCTAATCGCGGGGACAGAATTTCACGCAAAAAACGAGCGCACGTAAGTGGGACATGTCACAGAATGGCATTAGGCGCACTCCATAAAGGCGTTTAATGTCCATTTATGACGCCGGAAGGCGGAGTTAAGCGCCCTCTTGTGTTTTGGCACTGTGTAACGTATAGTGTGTGTTAAAGGATAGACCATGGTCACAACAATGGCACACTGGTTAAAACAACAAATTCCTGCGCATGAGCGTATGGAGCAGCAACTTACGCGGGTGGAGCGTGAGGCTGGTGCGCAGCTTCAGGCGTTGGGGCTACCTGTGGTGACGGGACGTTCGTGGGCGGTGGAAGTAGCGGTAAAGGCGCTGTATGACCGTCTCATTGAACGCGGTGAAACGCTGGCAGAAGCGGAATACCTGCGTGCTGCGGAAACCTATGCCGACATCACCAGCGGCAACAGGCAGGTGTATCATATCCATCTGAAACAGGCCACAGTGACGCTGCTGGATGCGCTGGGGGCGTATGTGGTGGCGCGGTTCCCCAATACCCCCTACTTACGCGGGGGCAGTAATCGGCGCGTGCTGATTGTTTTCGCTCTGTTTTTATATCGAGTTGACGGAAGGTAAAATGGATAACAGCTATCCCCGCGTGGTGTTTGGAAATGAATGGGTCGCCCATGTTCGGTCTGTGTTAGCAACAAATGGCTACAGCGTCACAGCAGACGGAACTACCCTGCTGGTCACGCGCCTTACTGACAATGCACGGGTGGCATTCCCCCTTGTTCCGGCGTCAATTGTCCCATCTGATGCCGATCTGATAGCCTATATTGAGGCAGAGTTTCGCGACATGGAACACAGTCGTTACAGTTTTCCCACAACCAATGAACCCCCCGCCGAACAGCGTGAAAGCCTGCTGCAAGACGTGGCAACCGCTTTACGTGCGTTGTGTCGATTGAATGAAGGATACATCGAAGAAGCGGGGGACGTGAGCCGCGCGATAGAAGCGCTGATTGATTTTAAACTGGCACAGAAGGAGCCGAAATAACCATGTACCCATGCCTCACGGTTATTGCTCCCGCCACCTTTGACCGCCAGAAACACAGTCATCCCGCGTTTGCCGCACCGCAGGCAGGGGTACGTGGCACGCTGGTGAACGTTTACATCAGTGGCACGCTGGGCTATTGTGCCCCTGTCGCACATGCTGACCCCGACAACGCATGGATTGATCAGCGTGGGCATTTTGGGGTGCTACTGGAAGATGTCCGTTCTTATGGAACTGTTCCCGTGATAGCAGCGGGAAGTCTGGATACCCCGCTGGCGCTGTGGGTGATTCAGTTTAAGGAATAGTTTTCACCTATAGGCGAAAACCTATTCCACCGTGATAAACAAATCTTCCACCAGCGTTTCCACAGGGCTGGCGCTGGTGGTGATCGTGTTACGCAGTTGGTATGGCCCGCCGACGTTGCCCCCGACAAGGCGCACCTGTGCCACCGTGTTGGTGCCCACCACACCCTCGTTATCCTTTGTCATGCCATGCCCACTGCTGACAAATGCCCATGCGCTGGTCGCAATCGTATCACTGTCGCGTAATGCCTTGCGGTTGCCCGCGCCGCGCCAGTCGATTTCATAGACCACCGACTCTGCCGCTTTTTTAGTTTTCTGGTTGTCGAATTCATTTGCCATGTGTGTTTACCTTTTCACCCGATAACGTCTGCTGCGTCCAACTGCTGTGTAGTCCCGTTCCCTGTCCTGTGCGCTATAGTCCCTGTCACGTCCCTGTGCGGTATAGTCTCTGTCTCTGTCTGCTGCCGTGTATCCTCGTTCCCGATGGGGCGCCACAAAGGTGTTTTCCACCAGCGAACGGGCGGGGATGATGCCCATCAGATAAGCACTGAAACTGTCCGCCCCGCTGGCTTGCCCGCGTAGATACGCACTCAGGCTGTCAATCCCTGCCCCCTGCGCAAACAGATACGCCGCAAAACTGTCGCTGGCGCTTAACTGCCCACGCAGATATGCCTGTAACACGTCTGCTGCGCTGGATTGCCCCTTGAGGAAGGCCGACAGTACATCACTGCTGACGCCCTGCGCCTTCAGGTACGCCGCGAAACTGTCACTGCTGGTAAGCTGTGCCCGTAAGTACGCTGCGAAACTGTCCGAAACCGCCGCTTGCCCTTTCAGGAAGGCGGGGAAGGTGTCGCTGCCCGGTGCCTGAGCGCGCAAAAAGGCGGGGAAGGTGTCGCTGGCAGGCGATTGTCCCTTCAGATAGGCGGGGAGACTATCGCTGCGACTGGATTGCCCCTTGAGATAGGCACTAAAACTGTCGGTAGAGGCTGCTTCACCCCGCAGATAAGCGCTCAGGCTGTCCGTCGCGCTGCTGCCTGCCCCGACTGCGTTCAGGTAGGCGCTGAAACTGTCCGATGCACTGGCCTGCCCCTTCAGGTACGCAGACAACACATCGCTGGCGCTGGCCTGTCCTTTGAGGAAAGCGGCAAAACTGTCGGTAGAGGCCGCCTGTCCTTTTAAGTAGGCACTGAAACTATCTGTGGTGCTGGCCTGCCCTTTGAGATACGCGCTGAAGGTGTCACTGCTGCTGTTCTGGCCCCTCAGATACGCGGCAAATGTATCTGAAGCACTAGCTTCACCCCGCAGGTATGCGGAGAAACTATCGCTGGACGGGGTGCCAGCGGGCGCATTTTGAAACAGCAGCAGCAGCGACATTTAGCCCCCTACGCGGCGCGAAGACATGTAACGCCCGCGATTGGTCGTGTTCCCGACGATTCCAATCATGGCGCGTACCCCCGCGCGATTGGTTTTTGCCACCGCCAGCGCTGAAGTGACCGCTGGATTCTGCGAAGCATTCTTGACGGTACGTTCGTTAATCACAACTCCATGCGGGGGTGAAATCTGGCCGTTATCCTGTCGCTCCGTAAAGCCTGTCACGGCGGCGACAGTTGTGGTTGTTCCCCCGTTATTGTAGCCTCTGGCGATGATGTCAATACACTGTGCATAGGGTTGCAGAATGGCAGGCGCATCCAGCGCGGTTGCTGAAGCCGTCGCGTTAAACCAGCCTGTGCTGCTGGCGCGTAGCGAAAGATCAAACCGATACGGCGGCGGAATACGATAGGCAATAGGGATTGCTGTATAGGCTCCTGCTGTTGGAAGCGTTAACCCTGCATATCCTGTCCCATTGCGTACTGCGATGCAGCCCATGATAAATATGCCGAAGCTGTTTACTGAATCATATCCCGCATCCAGCAGCACCCACCCATCTCCGGCATCGGCAACCTGCGTGGCATCGACTGAGGTATACCCCACCGCGATAACCAGATCATAGGCGCGGACAGTGCTAATAGGCGTAATGGCAATCGTTGACCCGCTGGTGCTCTTGACAATTGTGCCACCACCTACCGATACCAACGCCGGAGTGTAATAACTCATTAGCTGACCAGCGCCCCGTCAATAACTGCATTCGTCAGCAGATACGTGCCGAGCGCTGTCGTCAGGTCTTCGATGCGGGTTACCGCGTTATTGGGGTTGGCGGTAAACAGATCGGCCACGCCCTGCGGCGACATCGTGTGTTTCAGCACAGACAGCTTAACAAACTCATCGCTGTCGTTAAGGTATCCGGCCTGAATCTCCAAGTCCATCACAAGGCTGCCGGGGGCATCGCTGCGAAACGTGCCCTGTTGAATGCGGTACCCAAGAATGTGTTCTGGCGCGGGCATAGTGAAAACCCTTTCTATTTTTAATCCTGGTCGATGATGTACGTAAAAATCAGGTCGGTGGTGCTGGTGTAGGTGGGCGTGCCGCGTACCACTGCCACCGCATACAAATCTGTGCCGTTCAGCACAAACCGTAACCCCACATTTAACAGCGTCGAAATGCTGTTAAGGGGCGTGCCAGGGAAAGCGGTGTTATAGGGGCCAATGCTGAGGATGCCTAAACAGAAGGCCATATCCGCATCGCTCATAGCCACCGCTGCGTTATCTGATGCCACCGTCACGGAACGGTCAAAAAACATGATGTCTATTGCCGCGCGCTGCGCCTGCGTTTTGTCCAGCACCAGAATACTGGAAACGGTGCCGCTGCCGCCGCTGATACGCGCGGCATTGGAGATGGTCTGCAAGCCGCCCAGCACATCACCAGAGGTGTAGGCGGGCGTCGTGCTAATGGTGGGCGTGACCTGCACGCGAACGGTGACAGGGGCAGGACGTACCCACATGCGCCCCTGCGCATCTACGTTCAGGGTGGAATAGTCGCCATCGGTGCCGCTGCTGACTGCTGCGCTGTCGGTGCGTTTGGCTAACGCGACCACGCCTACATCGCCCGACGTGTGCGGATCGTCTTCAGCCTTGCCCAAATTAGTAGCACCTGTGCCGGGGATCACGCGCGTGACATCCACATCAAGCCCATTGGTAGCATCGCCGGGAATCGCGTCGCTTGCATCCAGTGTGCCGTTGACCAGTTTTACGCGCTGGTAATGGACACCCGCGACATCATCTGTGGCTACTGTTGAACCAGCGCCCGCTGTGTATCCTAGATTATCTGCCATTGCCTGCTCCTACGGTGTATACAAATCATTCAACTGACGCTGGCTGGTGTGTACCCACTGTGCGCTTAAGGGCTGCATATCGTGATACACCACGCCAAATTGACTCACCCATGTAATCTGGATCAGCCCCTGCTGTTCCAGCACCGTGCCAATGCCCTGAAAGTGTTCTTCCTTCTGCTGGTTCAAGATGCTGGTCGCCATACGCGCCTGAAAATAACTATCGGCGTTATCCATCGCGATTACCCACGCCCCCGCACGACGCAGCGCCAGCCCGACGATGCGCACGTTGTCTGCGCGACAGCGTGTTAATAACATCTGCCAGCTTGTGAGTTCGCCCGCCGTATCCGTGTACGCCGCGTTTTCAAATACCAGTTCACCGGTGTTGAGCAGCGCAATCCAGCCTTCATGCTGCTGGACTGCTGCGCCGTGTTGAATCAATGCGTTAAACATGGGTGTCCTAGCTGTATATAAGTGAAATCCCTAAGTCGAAGGCTGTTTTCGCGCCCACGCTTTCAGGACTAGCGCTAATCGCCAGATAAAAGTTGTGGGAGGTGGATGCCGCCTGATTGGCAAGGTCAAGCCGCTGGCCGCTATTGTCGCCGCCCGTCGCGCCGCTGTCGTTATTGATCTGCGTCCATGCTGTGGCCGAGACACCGCGCTCAAACGCCTGCACGTCCAAGCCGCTGGCGCGCGTGGTGGTGACGGAAGCGTTAAAGCAGTAAAAACGCGCGGAAGTTGTCGCGACGCTGGCGGCATCGGCGAAGTCGTACCGCAGCGTACATTCGTTAGCGACCAGGTTGGTATCGTTGATGTTCTCCGACGCGCCGCCGTTGACGCTCATGGTACTGCTGGTCAGGTACTTGACGTTGTTGGCGTGGTTTGCGCCGCACTGGTCTGTGCCGGGATCGCCGTTGCCGATGTGCGTCCCATCCTGATACGATGCGACAGTGATATTGGTCGTGAGGTCGGTAAGCGAGGAACAGAAGACCATCGTGTTACTGCCGATGCTTGTCCACGCTGGCCCTGCCCCCATGTAGGCATTTTTGGTAAACGTTGCCATTGCTATTTCCCTTGAGGATGTGTTAATTCATTCTTGATACTATAGCACATTTATTCTATTGTCTCAACGTTTCGCTGTGGGGAATTGGCGTCTGTTGTCTGTGGGAAGTTTTCGCCTGTAGGTGAAAACAAAAAACGCCCCGAAGGACGTTGTTTGTTCGGTTTTCCCGGCGCTCAGCGATGTCACCCATCTTTGTTTCACCTGCCGAGTACAGCGCCGGAGAGGGCCGCCGCAACCTCAGTCAATGAACCGCTAGTCTGTCCTGACCAGACAGGGAGACCCCTCCCCGCGTCACCCCACGACGCCATAACGGTTATGTATCCACCGTAGCAGTGAGCCGCACCCTACGGAGTTCCCGATTGCGGTCAATCGTCGCTTTCGACCCCCAGTGCGCCACGCTGCCCTTTGCGCGCTCCTTTTGGTTTCCCCGTCGGGCGGCAGTCGCTCGTCACTGGTTCGTTGCTCTACGGCGATAAAAGGTTGTGGCAAGGGAGCGATTTGCACGCCCCACCCTGTTATGACCGTGTTACCCCGATGTGCGCGCCATCTGCAAATAACCGTATCTCAGAGTACCGCTTGGATGCCGTTTTTATCGGGCTAGGTCGTCGGGATTAGTCGGAAGCCCTCTATTTCCCTACTGATGCACCATCGCCCTTGTTCGCCCTATCCGACTTGCACGGACTTCCCCACTGGGTTCAACACTGTGTTGGCGACATATCTTCAGGGTTTTTGCGGTGAAACCAAGAAACCATGTGCCCTCAGACGGATTCGAACCGCCGCCTCTACATCCTCTTGAACGTAGCGCTCTGCCGCTGAGCTATGTGAGCGTGGTGAGGGATTGCTCCCCCTAATGTGAAGGCGAAAACCGTTTCAGGGAATTGAACCGTGTTTCACGATGCCTTTATACTAGCACAACCGTTCTAATGACGCAATCCCCTTTTTGTTGATTGCAATCCTATACAATGTATAGTATACTACTTAAAACAGGAGGTGTTATGAAACCGCAGATTGATACCTATGTGACCCCTGATGGTGTGCGTTACACACAGTACAGCACGCCTAACAACGTCTACATCGCCAGCACATCCCGCGATTACGCCGCACTGGAACGGCTGTCGCGCAAACTGGAACGGGAGCGTTTCGACGTGATAGTGCGCCCCTGCTCCGGCGTGTATCAACTCAGCGCGGAGCGTGTCCACAAATGAGATACGTCATTAAGGCGGTGTATCCGCACGTCATTCCCAACCGCTTCGTGCAGCCATCCCTGTACCGCGATTGGCTGACGTTTGAGGGGCGTGAGGTGGCGTGGATACCTGAAGCGATGCAGGAGTTTGCGCAGCGCTATTACAGCCATTTAGAACGCCAGCACTACACGACCTTTGTCCACAATAAACCGCTGGCGGCCAACATGACGACGCCTAACGTGTCGATTGTGCTGGAAGACCGCACCATTATCCGATTGTTTCAGGTGGAGGTGAAAGAGTGAGTGAACTAAACATCGACTACGCCCAGCTTGCCGCGTGGCGTGCCCATCGTGCCGCGCAGCAGCAGGTATGCCAGTGGAAGGTGCTCATCATCTGGCAGGTGCAGAAAAACAAGCACCAGTTACAGGACGTGCTGGTGACAGCGGTGTCGGCTGAGGACGCGCAATCTATCGCGCTGTCCCGTTATCTGAAGGCGTATCCGCGTCGGGCGAGTTCGACGTGGGTGCAGAGTGTGGAGAAGGTCGCGTGAATCAACTTACACAGCAGGATATTGAGGTGTTGGAAGTGCTGGCATCTGCGCCAAACCCGCTTGATTTGGTGGAATTATTGTTGGTCTTAAATCTGCCTCTCGACAGTATTGGGCACAGTATCGGACGACTGAAGGCTTACCGTTACGTGACTGCTGTCAGTTTGTGGCGTCACGCTGCAACCTCTGCTGGGAACGCAGCGCTGGCAACACTGCAAGCGGATACCGAACTTGACCCGCTGGCGCTGCTGTACACAGGCATGGGAGGTGCAGCGTGAACGAAATTACATCGCTTGCCGATCTGCAATTTCTTGTGCGCACTGGCGAAATCGACTGGAAACAGTATGGGGAGGTCAACGCGACCTACTATGAAGGTTTGGTGCTGTTTAACTACAGCGCCGTAGCACAGTTCGCCAACCGCTGGAACTTCTTTGAGCGCATCTCACGCGGCCTGATTCTGGATGCCTTGACGGGAGAAGTCATCGCGCGCCCATTTGATAAATTTTTCAATTGGGACGCGACCCATACCAACAACTCTCCGATTGTGGACATCACCGAGAAGCTAGATGGGTCGTTGGGTATCCTCTTTCGCCACAAGGGACAGTACCGGATTGCCACGCGGGGCAGTTTCACCAGTGAACAGGCATTGTGGGCGACGCGGTTCCTCAATGACAACTACGGCCTTGTAGGGCTGGATGATGATCTCACGCTGCTGTTTGAGATTATCTACCCTGAGAACCGCGTGGTTGTGGATTACGAAGGATGGGAAGCGCTTGTCCTGATTGCCGGACGCTCTCGCTCTGCTGGTTATGAGCTTGCCTACAGGGAGCTAATGGCGTTAGCAAGTCGTTTCGAGTTTCCTATCGCGACACGTTACCAGTTTGACTCGGTGGAAAACATCATCTCCGCCTGCCGCGCTCTATCTGCCAACAATGAGGGATGGGTAGTGCGCTTTGCCGACGGTGAGCGCTTGAAATTTAAGGGCGATGCCTACCGTCTGGCGCATCGCATCATGACCGGAGTCACGTTTAACCGCGTATTAGAAGCAGTGCGAGATGGCCTGTTCGAGCAGATGATTGAAGGCGTGCCGGATGAATTTCTGGCGCAAATCAAGGCGTGGAAGGCCGAGATTGATAGCGCTGTGGAACAGGTCAAACAGGGCGTCCAGAGCGCCTTAGAACGCGCACCACAGGGCACGCAGAAGGATTTCGCGCTGTGGGTGCAGACGGAGTATCCGAAGGACATTCAGAGTTATCTGTTCGCGGCGAAAGCTGGCAAGGACATCACACCGCTGATCTACCGCAAGGCGTTTGAGAACCGCCCCAATGCAAACGTGCCACAAAAGGAAGGTGATGAATGAGACTCATCATCGACTACGACCCGCAGACTACGCCATTCATCGACAACACCTGCTACCTCACCATTCGCACCGGACGCAGCCGCGCCTATCGCAACGTCCTGAACGGCATCGCAGTACGTGATCCTGCCCGCGCGGCCCGCATTCGTCAGGAGATGGACGCGCTGCTGTTGAAGGTTTCCGAGTCGGGCGGCAGTGCGCTCGTCACGCCCAACATCCCTGAGTTTGTCATCGCCACATTCGCAGAGCATGAGGCGGTGGTGGCACACGGCATTTTGTTCACGAGTCAAACGGCCAAACGCCTCGTCGGGGACTTCAAGCTGGTGATCGCGATGGTCGATGAGATGGACGCGGTGCT